AGGCTTCGGGCGGCCGGAAGAGATAGGTTTGCTGAGAAATCTCTGGAAAAGTCCAAATGCCAGTGTTTCCCAAGGGGTGTGAGGCCTTCTACATCGGCTCTACTTCCAGCATCCGTAACTGCAGGAACAAAAACTTATGAACGAGAGTACAACTGCCCACGAGAGAACCAAGATTTTAAGCTCAGGCATCGTAGTCAAATTCGTAAGTCCCATCAGCACCTCCAGATCGGAAGATCCAGAAACTGATGGGACCATCATCACTGATGGTTGGGAATCACCTTTGAGGAGTCAGGTGATAACCAGAACCGTCGCATTGGCGCATTCATTATCGGACTCGATTAGCGAGCCGACAGTGACAACCGATGTGGCGGTGGCGAGCTTGGTACGACCAAGGCGCCGAACTCCGGAAGCGCCAGTCCTAACACACAGGGCGCTACGGAGGGGTACCCGGGCAGGTAGGAGTGTTAGGTGCAGTGCAGTGACGAAGGAACTAGACGAATACCCATTATCATGGGGAATCATCGAGAGAATTCGTATACTGTCTGCCGAAATCTGTCTGGGTAAGGAACTGAATGTCGAGAATTATCGAATTTTCGTCAGGAAGTTTGAGGATAAGCTCACACTGACTGAGACACATTACAGTCAGGAGCGGCTCAACAGCGTCGACGAGATATCATGGGATGTGCCGCCCGCACGGGCGGTGTACACCGTGAAGATAGCGGACGACGGATTGAGTGCGACTAGGAGCTTCAAATTGGGAAGTGCATGGGAGGCGGCTTTGCCAGCTGCAGCTTACAGGGACGTAGCGAACACAGCTAGTGCTGTGGACGACATGTTTCGGGATTTGTATCTTTTGCACAACCCTGGTATTATCGAGAGGAGGAACATACAACAAGGTAGGATTGAGTATGCTTCCGACTCTTGGTGGAGACGTAAGGCCGAAGCCATTTATTATGGCTCGGCAGCTCGCTGGAACTGGCTGGTTGGGAAGCAACTGGCGGTTCCAACCGCCCCACAGTGCTAGAACGGCCTTCGAGTGCTTGTTGAGGACCTGTGCAATGGCTGTGCGCTATTAAAGCAGCACGCTGGACCACAGGAGGTCAAAAGCATCGAGGGCTGTTCGGGGTGGAATGGGAAGGGTGTTGTTAGTATAAGGTTGCCGTACCAGGGGTACGACGACGTTTATAGGTTGTGTGGTTGTATTATGAATGCTCGCTTAGCTTTGCAACAGAGATTGGTTTATCCAGCCGAACTCGCATTAGCAAAAGTGAAACTTTATAAAAACCATCATCATTGGGTAGAGCTGTATAAAATTCTTACAAAAATAGCGAGAGAGGTGTCACATATTCGACCTCTCACGCCGATAGAATTTCTCAAGACAGCAAATTCACGCCAACGTCCAGTTTGGGAGAGAGCGATACGGCAGGACCGTTCGTTCCGCCCGAGCTGGATGACATACGATGGGTTTGTTAAGATTGAGAAATACAGCTACTACGAAAAACCGAACAGGATTCCGCGGTTGATATTGCCACCTAGTGATCATGCTAAGGTGGTTATGGGGATGCATATAAAGCCTATAGAAAAACATTTGAAAGAGGTCGTGGGACCCGGCAATGTTTACCCATTTATGGCTAAGGGTATGTCATCCAGTCAGCTCGCGGAGCGGTTCAAGGGAATGGCGGAACAGTTTAAAAACCCCACCTTCATTAGTATTGACATGTCTAAGTGTGATTCCACGATCGGATCGAGGTTAAAGAAACTCGAGAACATCGTTTTCACCAACCACTACAGTAGTAGTGATTATGTCAAATGCATGAAGCAAGGTGAAAAAGATTTCATGAAAGTGCGGCTACATTGTAATGATGGAACGACAGAGACCAAGGAAATTCCGCAATGCAGAGCTTCAGGCACGGCACACACCGGTGCAGGCAACACCGTGCTAGTGTATGGAGCGTCGGCAGTGGTTTTGAGAGGGTTAAATAATGAAATTTTTTCAAACGGGGATGACACCATTCTCATCGTGGAGGCATCCGACAGCGCAGAGGTCATACATCGAATTAATTCCGGAGAATATTCAATATTCGGTTTCGATGTCAGAATAGAGCAAATTGCTACAGACATTGAAGATGTCTTTTGGTGCCAGTGTTACTATACGGTTAGAGAACAAGGACCTATTTGGATCCGTGATTATAGGAAAGTGTTACAAACAATACTTTCGAATGAAAACTACGGATCACCAAATTGGCTATCATACTTGTCTACAATTTGCCTCGGGGAAGGTTCCACAAACCCGGGGCAGCCGATAATAGCACCACTGGTTTCAACAATTCTGAAACTGCGGCATAAACGGATGCGCTTGCCCAATGAAAACCAAACAACACGACGCTGGGAACTTGAAGGGTGCCCAAGCGTGGAGGAGTTAGACCTAGAAGTAACAGCCCGTGATAGGGATTGTTTCCATGCGCGATACGGTATTAGTCCGGTGGAACAACTCAGGATGGAGGCGGTAAACAATCTAGCGTTGAGGGGACTCGGAAATGAGCCGGTGCGACACGAGTACTGGCAAAACCGGATACACCCGGTTGGCTGAGGAGAGCCACCACAAAGACAGGGTAGAAAAGGGGACAATCTACCTGAGCGACCACGTCCTATTGGGTTGTCAATTGAATAGTCCAAAACGTTCCTTCGCAGGGTAAATATTTACGTGCTAAGTTCACACATTCATCGCTGGCGATGGGTGTGTGATAAATGCCGACAGACTGCACGGACTAACGCAAGTAATTGATGATGAACAGTCGCCTGAGTCATACAGGGGATCCAATAAAAAATGACAAAGAAAAGCAAAGTAAAATTTACAAGAGCAACCAAAAAGAAGGCGGCGACACCAGCCGCCAGCAAAGAAAACAAATCATTGCTACAGAAGCTAGGTGCACTAACTTTACGCGGCGCAGGCGCCGGTATCGGCTATGCAATGGGCAACCCTGCCGGTGGATATTCCGCTGGCGCTGGTATCTCGCGCTATCTGGGATTTGGGGACTATACGGTCTCGCAAAACTCCTTGGTAGACAAGAGTTCCAATTCGATCCCAATGATGCATTCAGTCGGTACATCCGTAACAGTACGCCATAAAGAGTATTTAGGGGAGATAACCACTTCCGCCACAACCGGTGCGTTCAAAACAACCGCCTACCCAATCAATCCTGGTGTTCCGCAGACATTCCCATGGCTATCTGGTATAGCCTCTGCCTACACTGAGTATGATTTTAAGGGTTTGGTGTTTCATTTTCAGACAACTTCTGGACAGTATTCCAGTTCTGGAAATGTAGCTTTGGGCTCCCTAATGATGGCAACGAAGTATAGGTCCACAGATGCCCCTTTTACCAGCAAGTTAGCAATGCTCAATGAATTCTTTTCGACCTCATGCAAGGTAGCAGATAGTGTTGCACACGCAGTTGAGTGTGCCCCAAATCAGACCGTGTTGGGCTCCAGATACATTAGAAGCTCACCCGCCGACGTCGTCGGCGACGAGAAATTCTATGATTTAGGAGAGTTCAACGTGGCCACTATTGGAGTCAGCGGCACCAACATAATAGTTGGAGAGCTGTGGGTGACATATGAGGTGGTATTGCGTAAACCACGCCTTACGCCATTTTCTTCGGTTTACACGGCCCATTACATCGGTAATACTTGTAATGCCACTAATCCACTTGGATCTACTGGCCTCACAAAACAATACGATTCAATTGGGTTGACCATAAACCAAGTGGCTAAGACCATCACCTTCCCACCCACTATCTTCGGCCGGTTTTACATTATGTGTGTCTACGACAATTCGACAAATGTCGTCACTAACGGCTACACCTTTGGCGCTGGTGCTTCCAGTGCTGACATCTTCAGAGGTGTAGGTGTTATTAATTGTGGCGCAACAGCCGGGACTTCAGACAACTGTTTCGGACAATTTGTTGATATCCAAAACAACGGGGCACCATGCACAGTTACTGTTAGCAACTTTACTACCTACATTGGTCCGGGATTAATTGATATATATGTTATGATTATGGCTCCTGATTCCGTGTAGCGGACTTTGCTTGCCACCCTGAACACATGGCCGTGTACCATGTAAACCACGTAGCGTAACCCGTGGTTGGGTGTTTGACAGAACGAGGCCTATTTCACAGAGGCGAAATACACTAAAACCCTCAAAAACATTAGTAAAAATAAAATCCATAAAAAGATAGCAATGGGCCACGTCTCCCTTTGTTACATACTTCCCTAGACGTACATACGAGCCGTCGTATGGCGCTTGCCAGTGCGTGACTAGTCTAAAGTAGCCCAGACTAGTTGATGGCAGAGATC